GGCATATTTTTGATTCAGATATTATTTCACAGTCACGAATTATCACCGCAAGTGATCTTGGTGTAGAGGTGGAATGGACTTTAAAAGATAATTCAATTGTTTTACTCAATGTAGAACAATTGAAAGGATTAAGACTTGCCCTTGCTCAGCATATTTTAAACTGTCATGAAAGAAGTCGAATAGCTCGACAACTTATTTATGAGTCAGAAAATATTGAGCATATAGAATCAATTCAGTTTTAGCACTTTCGGGTGCTTTTTTATTGCCAAATATCGGGGGTATCAATGGCAGATAATCAACAAATTGTAGAGGCTTCAACAGGTGTTGTGGCAGGCAAAGTTATTACATATGGAGGTAGCGCAGGCGGTGCTTTGGCTTGGTTTGCCTCATTGGATATAGCGTTTTGGTTCAGTATTTTAATTGCGATTGCAGGCTTAATCATAAACTGGTATTACGCGCGAAAGAAAGACAAACGCGATGAACTTGAACATAAAGCATATTTGGAAAGCTTAAAGGATAAATGTAATGTCAAACAAGACTAAAATCATAGCAACAACACTAAGCGCATCAGCGCTTTTTTTTGCATCTTTAATTGGCTATGAGGGGTATAAATCAAAGCCATATTTAGACAGCGCTAAAGTGGCAACCATTGGTATTGGTTCAACTCAGTACGAAAACGGCACAAAAGTCAAAATGACTGACAAAGCGATCACCAAAGAACGTGCGGTTCAAATTGCCAAAGCTCATATCGCTAAAGATGAGGTGGCATTTCGCAAATCTTTGCTGGGAGTGAAGCTTACTCAGACTGAATATGATGTCTATCTCGATTTCACATACAATTTCGGACAAGCTAACTGGAATAGCAGTTCGATGCTTGGTAACTTGAAAGCAGGGCAATATAGGCAAGCTTGTGCATCATTACTGAAATACAAATATGTTAGTCAAGGCAAGAAAAAATTTGACTGCAGTATTCGATCTAATAATTGTTGGGGCGTTTGGACCCGACAGCTCGATCGCTATAACAAGTGTATGGGGGTGCAGTAAATGCCAATAGCCACAATCTTATGGAAGTATAAAAAATGGATCGCAATTGCGGTCTTTATTTTTTTATATCTGGTGCAAATTGCTTACACTAATCATTTGGCCACGAAGCTTAAAAATGCTGAATCAGCTTGTAGTGCAAAGATTCAAAAACTTAAAGATGATCAGCAAAAGTCATTGATCGAGAAACAAAACAAAATTAACAAAGTGAGCGCAGATTATGAGCAACTTAAGTCAGAACAACGTGTCAAAGTCGAAACAGTTACACGTGAAGTGCAAAAGATCGTTGAGCGTCCTGTTTATAGCAACATTTGTATTGATGCTGATGGCTTGCGCATCATCAACTCACTTATCTCCGACGATTCCAGCTAATCTGATTGTACCTTGCCCTAAACTCCTGAAATTGGAGTCAGGGCAGGGAAAAGAAATAACCCTATGGATCATTGATACTGTCGCAAAATACAATGAGTGTAGTGCTTTGAATGATGCTAAGAATAAGGGTTTTAAGTAAATATGACTAATATTTAATCTCATATTGATTTGAGTAAAAAAAGAATACGACATAATTTGTCACTATGTGAAACAAAAATGTTCCACGATATGTTGTATTTATTCACTTTATAGGATTTAATACAAAGCATGAGAGTCGTTCTAGAAAATGTTCGACTCTTTTCTTCACGTTTTGAATTGATTCCGAGTATTGAAATGAAAACTTTCACCAAGCATCGACAATGTTAAGTCTTAATGTTCCTAAATTTAATAGGTGAAAGAAAGTTGTATAAAATCTGTGAGGTTAATTATGAATAATAAAATATTTAGTTCAATGGATATTGCTAATTACATCGTTGAGTATGTAAATTCAAATCTAGTAAATAAAAATTTAACTCCAATCAAGCTTCAAAAGATTATGTATTATGTGTATGTTAACTGTCTTGTTAAACATAATTTAAAAATCTTTAATGAGCCAATAGAAAAGTGGAAATTTGGACCAGTAATCAGTAATGTTTATCATAGCTTTAAAGTTTATGGTACGAAGCATATTGATTCCACTGTTAATGCATATGAATTTTCTGATACTAACGATGGTGGATTCAGTTTTAAGGTGATACCATTTAACAAGTCTGAAATTGAAAATAGCCCGTTTATTTCATTGATTCAACATACAATTAATGAATTAATTGATAAGGGACCATTTGAATTGGTTGAGAAAACTCATCGTGAAGATCCATGGAAAAATTTTGAATCCAGGATATTGAATGGCGAGAAATCTTTATATTACACTGATGAAGAAATAAAAAAATATTTCTCTAAATGTGATGTAATTTAGATAGGTAACCAAATTGCAGGGTGATATATTAAAAAGTTTCATTGATCGATTAATTAACAGCCCTGTTAGCAATGAATCTATACAAGGTTTAGCAGACGTTTTTGATGAGGTTATAAAAGTAAAAAAATGTCTGCCTAACCTAGATATTCCCTATGAAGAAATTACTGAATATATTTATGCTATACCTAAAGAAATAAATCTTGATGATTTAGATTTAATGATAGGAGGGCTTGAAACATATTATATTGAACAATTTCCAATCTATAAAAATGGAGCTAAACATAAAAATCATAGATGCTTAACAAAATTTGGAAAGCATATCTATTTGGCTGCCGTTCAGAAAAACTATATAACAAAAATTACTTTCGATGCACAAGAAATGGCTGCAACTGCCAGACAAATTTCAACTATGGCAAAAGAGGCAGCAGAAAAAGCCAATAAATCTTCACAAAAAGCAGAAAATTTAGCTAAAAAAGCTGAAGACTTAGCAAATGAAGCTGATAATCAAGCCAAATCCACCATCGCAAACTATATTTCTATTCTTGGTATTTTTGCTTCAATAATTTTTACACTTTTTGGTGGTGTTAATTTAATAGGATCAACTGTTAAGCTTCTAGAAGTTAATTCGAGATGGCCATATTTAACATTTATCATAGCTTTGTTAATGATTTGTCTTATGACCTTATTGAATATGATGGTCAAATGGATCAATTCTATGAGTAATCTTAAGAAAGCATTAGAGAATCAGAGCAAACAAGATGAGTTAGCTGTAAAAAATACATA